AGATCGAAGGGCGACACGAGGCGCGTCGCGTTCATGGAATGGAGCGGCGCGGGGTTTGGGAGTATCGGTGGGTGCGGGAGCCGAAGCAGCTCTCGCTTTTCGAGGAGGCGCGCTGATTGTGGCTCCACGTCCCAACGTCATCTCTGTCTGTGCCGGCGTCGGAATGCTCGACCTCGGACTTCGACTTGCCGTCGATGCTTGCACCGTCTGTTTCGTGGAGAGGGAAATTGCTTCCGCCGAAATCCTGGCGGCGCGCATGTCCGAGGGTCATCTCGAGGACGCGCCTATCTGGTCTGACCTCACATCCTTCGACGGTCGCCCGTGGCGTGGAATCGTGGATATTGTCGCTGGCGGAATCCCGTGTCAACCGTTCTCGAGCGCCGGAAAGCAACTCGGCAACGACGACGAGCGCGCGCTCGCGCCTCACTTGCTGCGGGTCGTTGGCGAATGCTTGCCTTCCGTGGTGTTCGTCGAAAACGTTCCTCCCTGGGTTTCACGAGGCTACGCCCGAGACCTCATTATTGGACTTTCTGACCTGGGCTATGAATGCGCGGACCCGTTCTTTGCGACGGCTCAGGCGTTCGGCGCAACGCATCGGCGTGAGCGCGTCTTCGTTATGGCCTACCGCGAAGGTTCAGACGGGGGACTATTCGTACAGCGGCGGCGACCACGATCGGATCGTCATGAACCTTCAAGGCGCGGCGAAGCAATGGCCGACGCCGAATTGCCGCGATCGAGCGAGCAACGCGGAGGACGATCGTCGGTCCCCTTCGCTTGGCCGCCTGGCCCTAACGGCGACTGGTCCCGAATCAATGCCGAACTCTGGCCGGCGACTGAACCCGAATTTTGTCGAGTGGCTAATGGGCATTCCAATCGGGTGGACCGATTACGCGCCGCTGGAAACGGAGTCGTTCCGGTTGTGGTGGCGCATGTTTTCCGAAGTCTTTTATCTCAGTTTGAAAGGGTAGAAAATGCGACAGAGCGTTGAACTTATCACTCCGAAGATGGCGGCGAAGTATCTCGAGAAGAACACCAACAATCGGTCGCTCCGCGAGAAGTACGCCGAGCGATTGGCGCAAGCGATGCGCGATGGTCAATGGCTCGCGACCGGACAACCGATCATCTTTCTATCCGACGGCACGGTCGGCGACGGACAGCACCGATTGAAGGCGATCGTCATTTCGGGAATCTCTCTCAAGACGGCCGTCGTTCGCGGCGTCACGAAAGAGGCGATGAAGGCGATTGATACGGGACACAGCCGATCCGCCGCCGATGTCGTTGAAATCGTTCGCGGCGACAAGAACAACCCGAAACTCGCGGCGGCTGCGGCCGGATGCCTTTACCGATACGTTCGCGGATTCCCTTTGCGCGCGGCGGGAATGAGCACCCACAACGCGACGGCGATTGATGTCCTCAACGTCCTTGATGAGCACCCGGGACTCCGTGAATGCGCCAAGGAAGGCTATTCGCTCTATTCAATCCTCAAGTCGATTTCCGTTTCGCCGTCGTTCGCGACGTTCTTTGTGTATGCGGCTCGCCTCTTTGATCGCGATCTCGCCGACGAGTTCGTGAGTCAAGTTGCGAGCGGCGAGGGATTGAAGACGGGCGACGTGACGTATGTTCTTCGCGAATATGCGGCACGGCGCGCGAGCACCCGCGAACGACTTCCCGCGCAGATCGGAAACTCAATGCTTGTGAAGGCGTGGAACGCATACGCGACCGGAACGCCGATGAAGCGCGCCGGCTACAAGGCGTCAGAGGGAACGCCGTTTATCTACGGATGCCCGCTCAATCCCAAGATTGAAGAGCCGGCCACATGAGCGACTGGACCCAAACCAAACACCACGGCATTGAAGCCAACGAAGACGAGCGCCATATCTGCCCGTTGCAATTGCAAGTCATCGAGCGCGGCGTCGAACTGTGGACGAATCCGAACGACGTGGTTTTCTCGCCGTTCGCGGGTATCGGCTCGGAGGGTTTCGTGTCGATCAAGATGGGTCGGCGATTCGTCGGCGCGGAACTCAAAGAATCCTACTACCGGCAAGCCGCGAAGAATCTTCATGCGGCAACAGTCGAGACGAATGAGCCGACGCTGTTTTCGCTCGCGGATGAAGTCGAGGCCGAAGTGGAATGACCGCCAAAGCCAACGAAATCCGCATAACCGAAGTGATCCGATTCGTCGCGGGAAAGCCGACGGTCGAAACGGTGATTGATGTTCGGGCGACTGTCAAAGTGAAGTGAGGGCATATGCTCAGGCCGATTCCCAAGAAACGCAAAAAGGACATCGTTGCGTGCAAATCGTGCGGCGACGATACGTCGTTTGGAAATGCAATTCCGAAGCGCCAACAACTCGGATTTTGCATGAACTGCTTTCGCATGTGGGAGCGCACGAGGGGCGGCGAGATACCCGAGCGCGTGCGCAATATCGGCGACCGAACGCCGTGGGATTCCAAATGAACCTCGGCGACACATTCGACGAAGACCTCGACGGCAAGCGCATCGGCGAACAGCAAAAGCGCGTGTGTCGATTCATGGCCGACGGTCAATGGCACCGGCTGCGCGAGATTGCCGACGCGACCAATGATCCCGAGGCGTCGGTATCTGCGCGCATTCGTGGCCTCGACAAGATCGAAGGGCGACACGAGGCGCGTCGCGTTCATGGAATGGAGCGGCGCGGGGTTTGGGAGTATCGGTGGGTGCGGCCACCGAAACAGATCGGACTTTTTGATGAGAATCCTCCACAGCGTGGAGATGATGGGGTCGATGGATGATCAAGCCCTACTACGCCGACGACCTCGCCACGCTCTATCACGGCGACTGTCGCGAGATTTTGCCGACGATCAGTGGCATTGATCTCACCGTCACGTCTCCGCCATATAACACGCTCGGAAGGCGCGTCGGTCGTGCGTCCGGACTTCATGCGCGAAAGGGCGTTTGGGTCGGCAATCTTGCGCGCAATGGATACGCGGATGATATGCCGGAGGACGAGTACGTCGCGTGGGTCGCCGATGTATTTTTGTTCGTCGCGCAATCGACGAAACCGGGCGGATCTCTTTTCTTCAACCATAAGTGTCGATGGCGTGAAACGATTTTGCATCACCCGATCGACCTGGTTCGAAAATTCAGCGGGTTCAGTTTGCGCCAAGAGATCATCTGGAATCGTGGCGGATCGACGACGCTGAATGCGAAGATGTTCCCGCCATGCGAAGAACGCATCTATTGGCTTGTGCGAGACGGCGCGCGGTGGAAGTGGAAGAATACGCCAATCACTTCGGTTTGGTCGCTCTATTACGAGACGGCGGTTGAATCTCACCCGTGTCCGTATCCGTCCGAGATCCCATCGAGGGCGATCATCTCGACGACGGATGAGGGCGACGTTGTTCTCGACCCATTCGCTGGAAGCGGCACGACCCTACTCGCCGCCGCCGACCTCAACCGCAAAGCGATCGGCATCGAGATCGAAGAACGCTATTGCGAAATCGCCGCCCGCCGCCTGTCGTCTCGAACGGGGAATCTGTTCGCACCACAACCCGACGCTCGGTTGGATTTGACCAAAAAGTGATTGCCATGAATGTCCTCGGCCAGAATCTTCACCTCATTGGTTCTGTGTACCGAGGAAATCCATCGGATTTTTTGAGCGTAAAGATCGCCCCATGTGACAGCGGCTGGGTTGGGACCGCATTTGATCATCGATTCATTGATGTGATCGTCAGCACGATCATTTGTGCAACGCCAGGCGAAGCCGCTCAATGCCTTGATAATGGACTCAGGATCCTTGGTGTTCCACGCCCGGTCGGGTGATAGACTATCGGGAAATGACATAAAAAAAGAAGATTCCGGCAAACCAAGAGTGGGAGCTTTGGTGATGGCGCGCATTTATAGGACGGTCAAGGTTGGTATGTGGCGTGACGAGAAGTTCCGCCGACTTTCGGCGCTCAAACCAAGCGGTCAGGCGCTTTGGATTTACCTTCTCACTGGGCCGCATACGGGTATCATTCCCGGTCTATGCGAGTGCGGGGAAGCGCAGCTTGCGGAGGTTCTTGACTGGCCGATCGAAGCCTTCCGCGAAGCCTTCCGCGAAGTCTTTGCTGAAGGGATTGCCAAGGCAGACTGGAAGGCTCGTTTGCTGTGGATGCCAAATGCCACGATCCACAATCCTCCGGCGTCCCCAAATGTCGTGCGCGCATGGCGACAAGCAATTGACGAGTTGCCAGAGTGCCAACTTCTTCTTGAGGCCACAAAACAACTTAAAGACTTCACGGAAGGCTTGGGAGAAGCCTTTGCTGAAGCCTTCCAAAAACCTTCGCCGAAGGCTTTGCTGAATCAGGATCAGGAACAGAAACAGAAACAGAAGACTAAGAAGAAGAAACCCGCGCCGCCCAATGAGCCGTCGGACAAGCCGACGGGATCGACAAAAATCGACGATTGTCCTCCAAAAAAGCTGGCCGATCCAAAGGTCCATATCATCCGTCAGCTCCTGTCGCTGTGGGATCGCGTGTATGCAGTTGAAATTGGTTCCGTGTATATTCGAACGTCTTCAGGTAAGGAAGCAGCCTCCGCGAAGCGGCTGGAAATGGCAGCTACCAAGGCGGGCTGCCCCCCTGGGACGGTCGAGGCTGCCATGAGGCGGTTCCACTCCGACGGTTTTTGGCGCGGAAAAGACTTTTCCTCGTTCGCGAACAATTTTGCGCAGTTTACAATCGACCGACCAAGGCGCGGCGAGCGATTCACAGAATCCGACCCGCTCTTTAAGGATCTCGATCGTGGCGACGGAAAAAACAGTGGCGGAAATCTTGGCCTACTTACGGGAGGCTTATCCGGGGGCGCTGAAAGATGCGACGACGGCGACCCGCCGAGTATGGATGGACGTTTGTCGCGACATGGATGATATGATATTGTGGGAGGCGGCGCGCCGATGCGCTCGGCACGAATCATTCCCAAACACGGCGGCTCTTTGTCGGCAATACGAAGAAGCGCGCGACCTCATGCCGACGCCGATGCGCGAACAGATCGAAGCGCCGAGGCTTGAGAACGATCGGCCGGTGGACGATGCGCGAGCGTTGGAGTACGTCGCGAAGCTCAAGGCGAAACTCGGGAACTTCGGCGCAGGCGCGCCGCCGATTGTCGGCGAGAACGAAACGGCGAGGCGGAAGCGGGCGCAGATCGAGAGGCTGAATTGATGACGCACGATTTTAAGACCGGCGAACACCTTTTCTATTGGTCGTTCTCGAACTTCGTCCCCGTAACAGTCCTCGGCTTAGCCCGAACGCGCGTCGTCATTCAATTCGGCGAAGAATACAACGGCCGCATCTCGCACGTTCGGCCGTACACGTTGATGCGCAAAGGTCCAAAGCGCGAATACCCGATCGATGAATCGGCGTCCGCGCACATGGCGGAGATCGGCGCGGATCGGAAGGCATCAGAGGAATTTCTAAGGAGGGGTGGCAATGCGTGAAGTGTCAAAGGTTGCGCGCGGCGAAGAAGCATCAATGTTCTTGCCCCTCGGAACCTTGCTGGAAATATCGGAAAGACTGAAGATCGAGCCGACACGGTGCTTTGTTTGTCGGAAAGATGGCGCGATGAACCCCGTGATCGTGTACGGAGAGCACGGCGATCATTGGGACGAGAAAAGATTCGGGCCGATGAGGCAAACGGCGAACGGTTCCGGCATCTTGATTTCGATTTGCGATGCGTGCAACGAAAAACCGGACAACGAAATCGCATCGAAGGCGGAAGCGCATGATTTGGAACTTCAAAAGGCGCGAGGAAGTCAGGCATGAAAGAATTCAAGGATCGTCTATACGACTACATCGCCGAACTCGATTGGGTTTCATTCTGCAACATCCGCCAAAAGTTTCCAGAGTCACGAGGCGACATGCTTTTCTTCGTTGGCGTAAAAAATCTCTGCCTCTATGGCGGATTGAGCGATCTCGTGATCGACGCATTGATTGATCTTCGGAAGGATGAGCGGATTATCTACAAACCGACACACACGTTGACCTATCTCATCGACGGCGGATTGATGAAATTTCCAATTCCGAAGCGCATTCCGAAGGACGGATTCAAAACGCCGCGATGGATGCCGACGACGATTCGGACGATCGACAAAGAGCCGAGCTATTACAGGATCTCATCGAAGGCAACACGCGCCGAGATCAAGCCATGAGCCGACTCGCCATCCCCGACCAATGGCGCGAACGTCACGCCGAACGAATCGCGATCATGACCGTCGAAGGCGTGGACCTTGAGACGGCGACAGCCGAGGCGGATCGGGAGATTGCGGACCTTGTGAAGCGGGTTGAGAAAGAGAAGTTCATGAAGACGCTTCGGGAAATGGAAGCGAAGTATGCCGCGAGGCGAGAAAGGATGGGGGTGTGAGTATGTGGGGTCGGTTTAGGGCATGGATCAACGGGCCAAACCAAACTATTCAGCGGTTGGATTCTGTTTGCGAAGCGGCCGACTATGCGAGCGCTGAGCGCGAATACGTTGCCGCGTTGCCGCGCAAATGCGAGACGTGCCGGTTTTGTGAGTTTGCGCCGGATGGCCTTGGCGGATACCCGCGATCGGAATGCCGAATCAGAGCGCCACAACCGAACGTCAACGAGCACACCGTCTGCGTCGGTCGCAATTTTCCGAAGGTTCATGCGGGCGATTGGTGCTCGGAGTGGAATCCAAAGAGCAACGACAACCCATTCGCAGGGTTCACGCGATGATGCAACTTCCCACCGGCTACTCCCTATGCCCCGTCTGCCGCGAGCGCGCGTACCGCAACGCCGACGTGGGCGTCTGCTCGAAGTGTCGCGGGAACATCGCGCCGATTGAACCGCCGTTCAAAATTTCGTGCGTCGTGCCGTTTGATCGGAGGCTTTCGAAGAACCGGCAGAAGACGCCATTGAAAGGCAAGATGATTCTCACGCGCGGCGCGCGGCTCTCATCCAAGGCGCTCGTCGCGTCGCTCAAGGCTGGTATGATCGGGCGACCGAAGACCGCAAAGACGCAAGTGTCGGTGATGGTCTGGAAGCCTGACAACCGCATGGACGCGGTGAACTTCTTGGACGTGATTTCGGATTGCGTTCAAAAGGCGTGCGGGCTGAATGACAAGTGGTACTCGGCGACGGTCGATTGGGCGATTGATCGCGAGAATCCGAGGATTGAGATTGAAGTCGGACAGGGGGAATGATGCCGCAAGTCTGGGACGCCGAACACGTCGCCGAAGCAAAGCGCAAGTTCGTTGACGCTTTGAAGCGCAACATGAAGACGAGTGAAGCCGCAAAAGAGGCGGGTCATTCGCTGAATTTCTTCAAGGCGTGGGCCACTGTCGATGTCGATTTCGCCGAGGCGTGGAATGCGGCTGCGCGTCCCGACAATTGGCGAAAGAAGATATGGACGCGTTGAACACCGAGAGAACACCGATAAGCCGATAGCACCCGCATCGGCAAATGTGCTACGTCTCGCGCATGGCGCTTGACGACACGGCACACACTTCACGCGACGGCGACACGCCGAACGTTCAACAGTCGGCCGAATTGTCTGCGGGTGCCAATCAATCAAACCGGGGTCGGCCGACCGTCTGGAATGCCAAACTTGAAGCGGCGATCATCGAGGATATTTCGGGCGGATGCTCGGAGCGAATCGCGGCCGAAGCGAACGGCATCGCCTACTCGACTTTTCGCGCGCACCGTGCCGAATCCGAGGAATTTTCGGCACGATGCCAAGCGGCACGGGCGCAAGGTATTCGCGCTCGCATCACCGAGTATCGCACGACCGACGATCCCGTGCGCGCAAAGGTCTGCCATCATTGGCTCGCCGTCAAGGACCGCGATGAGTGGGCCGACACCCAAAAGATCGAGCACAGCGGCAACATCGCCATCAGCGACCTCTTCGCGAAAGAGCGAAAGGAGGTTGCGCTTGACGGCGACACTCCTGATTGATCGCGTTGATGCCGATCCGCTCTATTTCGGCGCGGAAGTTCTCAAGCGTCGTCGATGGAAGGGGCAACGCGACATCGTTCGAGCGATGCGCGCACACCGCCGCTTGCGTTTGCAATCAGGCAACGCCACCGGCAAGACGCACGAACTCGCGGCGCAGGTCATCGAATTTCTCGTGACTATGCCGCATCGCAAAGCGGTCATCGGTGGCCCGTCTTACAATCAAGTCAAGAACGGTCTATGGGATGAGATCGTCAAAGCGTGGGACGAAGCCGCATCGCGTGGCGTTCGCCTTTCGAAGAACCGCCCGGGTGCCGACGAGTGGTCAACGGGCAACGGATCGAAGGCGTTCATCTCGTCGCCCGACAACATCTCAAGCGTCCAAGGCGGGCGCGGATCAAATGGAACGGTCATTATCGTTGACGAAGCGCAAGGCGTCCACGACTCGAAACTGTGGGACGCGTGGGAATCGCTCATGCAACACGAGGAATCGCGCCTCGTGTCGGCGTGCAACCCGCTCTATCCCGAGGGCGTCGATTACGAAAACTCACTTTCGGCCGATTGGCACACACTCACGATCGATTCGCTGTCACACCCGAACGTCGTGACGGGCCGGTCAATTCTTCCCGGCGCGGTCTCGCGCTTGTGGGTCGAAGAGCGTCGCAAGAAATGGGGCGAGGAAGACCCGCGATGGATCGCGCGCGTGCTCGGTCGATACCCCGAGATCGGATCAATGTCGCTCTTCTCGATGCGCACGATCGAAGCCGCCGCGATGATGCTTCCCGCATTGCGCGAAGGTCTCCACCTCGGCATCGACGTTGCGGGCGAAGGCGGTGACCTGAACGTCGCGACCGTCGTGCGCGATGGCGTCGTCGAGGACGTGCGCGAATGGTCGGGCATCGACCCGATGGGCACGGTCGGCATGATCGTGCAACTCATTCGGGAACTGCACGTCAACCCGACGAACGTTCATATCGACTCAACCGGCCTCGGCTCGGGCATCGTCGCGCGGCTCATTGAACAGGGCTACGCGGTCGATGGCATCAACTTCGCCGAGTCGCCGTCGGGTGCGTGGGCCGACGTGCTGCACAATCAAACGGCGCTCAACCGTCGCGCCGAAATGTACCTCGTCGCCGCGCAGCTTTTGCGTGACGGCAACTTGAAGATTCCCGCGCGCTTCGATCTCACGCGCCGCGACCTTTGCGCGACGCGGTTGACGAAACCGCATTCATCGGGCGCGTCGCAGATCGAGCCGAAAGACGCCATCAAAAAACGCATCGGGCGTTCGCCGGACTTTGGGGATTCACTCGTGTTGGCGCTCTGTCGAACTCCTTCGGGGTGGTTCCGATGAGGCGCGTCCGCATCCTCGACCACGACGGGCAACCGCTCACGCGTGCATTCAGCGCGCCCGGGGTGTCGCTCGCCTCGCTCGAATGGATCGGCCCGCGCATTGACGACGCGACGATCGCGGACGGCCTCCAATACAACAAGTACCCGTGGGCATATGCCGCGATCCGGGCGATTGCCACGGCGATTTCATCGGTGCCGTTCCGCATCTACGAAGGCAAGGCCGACAAGGCGCAACCCGTCGCCGACGATCACCCGTTGCAAAAGCTATTCGACCGGCCGAACTCGTATCAGTCCACGTCCGAGTTTTGGACGGCGCACGTTGCGTATCTCAAGATGCGCGGCGAAGCGTTTACGTGGATGATCGGCGCATCGGCAAAGCCGGGTGTCGCGAATGGCGGTCTCAACGAAGGCGAAACGCCGATCGCGCTTTGGCCGCTTGACCCGAAGATTTTCGAGCCCGCCAATGCGAAGGGCGAACCGATTGTCGGCGCGACCGAGGTCCCGTCACGGTGGCGCGTCACGACCGCGCAGGGCGTCGTCGTCTTTGAACCGTGGCAAGTGATTCGCATCGGCGAATTCAATCCCGCGAACCCGTTGCGCGGCCTCGCGTCGCTCGACGTTTCGAGCGGTTCCGTGAATGCGGCGTATGCGTCCACGAAGACCAATGAAGCGATGTGGGCGAACGGCGCGAATCTCGGCGGATGGGTCAAGACGCCGTACACGACGCAAAAGCAACTCGACGAATTCAAGAATGGATTCGAGGATCAGCACCGGGGACCATCCAAGGCGGGGCGCATGGCGTACACGCCGAAAGACGTGGACATCGTGCCGAACCCCGCGAACCCGAAAGACCTTCAATTCCTCGAAGGTCTCAAGTGGTGGCGCGATGAAGTGCTCGCGACGGTCGGCGTACCGAAAGCCGTGCTTGCGATCACCGACGACTTGAACTATGCAACGCACCTCGGCCAAACGCGCGTGTTCTGGGAGAACACGGTGCTTCCGCTCATCGCGCATTTGCAGGACGCGCTCTGGCACGGCCTCTTTTCGCGCATCGAAGGCGGCAAGTATTGGGGCAAGTTCGACACGTCGAAGGTAGCGGCGCTTCAATCGGACTTCGATGCGAACGTCACGACGGCGCAGAAGCTCGTTGGGATTGGGTACTCGGCGAACGATGCAAACGAGCGCATGGGATTGGGGATGAAGGCGCAGACGAACGCGCTCCCCGAAAACGATCCGCTCGCGGCGGCGCTCACGGGCGGCGACGTTGCATCGCCCGCGCAACCGGCAGCGGCGACCGTCGCCGATACCGCGCTGAACGGCGCACAGGTGACGGCGCTACAGGGCATCGTCGAATCGGTCGCGGCGGGCATGCTCCCGGCCGATGCCGCAAAGCTCATGATCGTCGCGGCGTTCCCGACGATCAGCGAACCGGAAGCGCTGACGATGGTCGAGTCCGCGCAATCGCTCGCGCAAGAGAACGCCGACGCGGCACCCGCGCCCGTCGCGCCGGATCAACCGCAAGAGCCCACCAAAAAATCCTCCCCGCTCATCATCGTCAAGCGCGGCCCGCTCAAGATCGAAAACCGCGTCGCCTACATCGCCGAGTACACGCAGCGCGCGGTCATCCCGATCGAACGCAAGTACACCGGCGCAATGCGGCGCTATCTCTCGGCGCTCTCGACCGAACAACTGAAACGATTCGAGCGATGGATGGAGCGAAACGGCGTCAAGGCAAAGGACGTTGCGAAGCTCTCGGCCGAAGACGTGGACGCGATTCTCTTTCAGCGCACGCGATGGGACGAAGCGATCCAGAAGATGTCGCAGCCGTATTTGAATACGGCCATGGCGAAGGGCATCAACTCAGCCGCCGAGGAATCGGGCAGCGTGTCAATCCCGCTTGCTGACCCCGCCATCAACGAACTTCGCGGCAACCTATTCGCGTCGCTCGTCGAGACGAACACGACCACGCAAAACGCGATTCGTCTACACGTCCAAGCGTCACAGGCGCAGGGCGAAACGATCGCCGAACTACAGGCGCGCATCGTGGACGGCGCGCAGTTCTCGCAAGCGCGGGCGCTGCTCATTGCGCGCACCGAAACGGGCATGGGCTCATCGGGCGCACGCTTCGTGCAAACGATCGCGGCGGGCATCGACAAGCACGAATGGGTGAACGCCGGAAGCGGCGACATTCGCGAATCGCATCAGGACAAGCCGATCGGCGTCGGCGGCGAAGTGGTCGAACTCGGCAAGCGGTTCTCGATCGGCCTATTGCATCCGCACGAAATGGGCAGCGAACCGGGCGAGGTCTGTAACTGCCGGTGCGAAGCCTTGGCGGTTCTGTGAGGTGAATATGACGGAAGCTCCGATTCTCGAACTCAAGCCGCAAACGTTCTACCCGACGGTGGGCATTCGCGCGGCAAAGCGCGCCGAGGGTGACACGTCCACGACGGCCGATCCTCGCGTCCTCACGTTCACGTTCGCGACCGAAATGCTGGCGCTCGATGACGGCGTTCTCGTCGCGAACGGCATGGACGCTTCGCGCTTCCTCACGAATCCGACGTTCTTCGCCGAGCATTGCACCTGGAACGATACGAAGCTCGGCAGCGTGACGGCCATTCGCCGAACTCCCGAAGGGTGGGAAGGCGACTTCAATTTCGCACCGCCCGAGGTGTCCGAGATGGCAGACGAAGTGTTTCGCTTCCTCGCATGGGCCGGACACGGCGCGTGCTCGGTCGGATTCATCCCGACGAAGGTGCGGCGCGGCGGCGAATTGACGGCTGAGGAGATCGCGAAATACGGGTCGAAGCTGCGATGGGTCGCCGATGCGTGGCAACTCCTCGAAATCTCGATCGTCGGCGTCGGCGCTGACCCGGGGGCTATCCTCAAGAAAGGCGGCGCACCGGCGCGCTCGATTCGCGCAGCGTTGGCCTATACGGCGCTAGACCTTTGGAAGCGCTCGAACGTCGCGACCGAGACGACGAACGACGCCACCGCAATCGTGGCGCAAACGGCAGACACGCAAACGACCGCCGAGCCTCGCGACGGTGGCGAAGGTGACGCTCCGTGCTCGATCGACACGGGCGACGAGCCGACACCCGAACCGGATCATATCGCCATGCACGGCGAAACGATGGCGGTATTGAACAGCGTTGCCGATTCGATGCGGCAACTGTGCAGCAAGCTCGATCAAGCGATCGAGAGTAAGAGCGTTGCGAAGTCGGCAAGCGCCGACACGAAGCGCAAATCGTTTGATTGGGCGGCGCTCGAAAAGTTCCCGGGCGCACTGACGAAGTAATCGGCGCTTCTCGCGCAGCGCGGATCGGACGGCAAGCGCCGACGATTCGGACGGCGCGCGGCAAGGGTCCGAAAGCAAAAGGAAATGTCCACCGAAATCACGCCCGAAGCCATCATGGCGCGGGCAAACAGCACCGCCGAGAAGGTCGGTGCTCTCGAAGCGGAAACCATCAAGCTGCGCGCGGAAGTCACGTCGCGCGACGCGCGTATTGCGGAAGTCGAAAAGAAGCTGCTCGATCAGTCGTTGCGCCTCCCGGGCATCGGCGAGGCCGAGAAAAAGCACTTCTCGATGGCGAACATCACGCGCGCCATGTTCTCGGGCGACGACTCGCAAGCGAAACTCGAGCGCGAAATCTCCGACGCGACGTTCAAGGCGCTCCCCGAAACCATCAAGCAACGCGTGATGAGCACGCTTCTGCCGAGCGGCGGCGGGTTCCTCATCCCGACCGAACTCGACTCGACGTTGCTTCCGAAGTTCGACGCACCGGCGATCGTTGACACGCTCGGCGCGACGCTGCTCAAACCGTCGGGCTGGCCATACAAGATCAACTCGATCACGGGCGGCATCACGGCGGCTTACGCGGCCGAAGGCGCGGCAGGCAGCGCGTCCGACATGGCGTTCGCTCAGCTCTCGCTCTCGCCGCGCAAGATGACCGCGCGAACGTTCGTCACGGCCGAGCAAATCGGCTACGGCAACGTGCAAACCGATTCGGTCGTCACCAACGACTTGGCGCTTCGGCTCCAATTGCTGCGCGACTATTGGGCGTTGATCGGCACCGGCCAATCGATGCCGCTCGGCCTGTACAACTACTCGGCCGCATCTTCGCCGACCACGCAGCAAATCGCGACCGTCACGAGCACCACGTCGGGCTCGTTGCGCTTCATCGACTTCGCGAACGCGCTGAAGAAGCTCGAAGCCATCAACGTCACGATTGACGGCGCTTCGCTCGTCTGTCATCCCGACCTCAAATGGGAGATGTTCGCGGACTTCAACGTCACCGTTGCATCGGGCACGCTCGCCAACCAAGGCGTTGCGCTCTGGATGCCGACGGGCATCGCGTCGCACGCGAAGTTCAAGGAATTGACGGGGTACAACCTCGCCTGTTCCACGCAACTCCCGACCACGACGGCACTCGTCGGCAACTTCAAAGACCTGTTTATCGCGGAATGGGGCGGCGTTGTTGTCACGAAGTCCGACGTTGCGAGCGACGGTACTAACCACGCGTTCACGATGGACGGCGTTCACCTCAAGGCGACGCGCTGGACCGACATGGGCGCGGCTCGCCCGAACGCGTTCTGCACGATCACGAGCGTCTAATAGGAGACCATGAAACATGCAAGGAAGCTATCAGATCGGAAAGCCCGTGACGCTCGCGCCGCTCGTCGCCATCTCTTCGGCGGCGACGGTGACGACCGGCAACACGATTTCGGGCGCGGGCGGTGCGACCAACGGCGGAATTGACACGCGCGGCTTTCGTCGCCTGATTGCCATCGCGGCGATTGGCGCATCGACGGCCACGCAGTCGATTTCGTGGAAGCTCCAACAGTCGAGCGACGAAGCGGCGGCGGATGCCTACGCGGACATCAGCGGCGCGGCTGGCACGGCGTTGACGGATGCTGACGACAACAAGTGCGCGGTGATCGATCTCGACCTCAGAGGTTGCGAGCGATACATCCGCGTCTCGTACACGTCGGCGAACACCGGCGCGACCACGTTCGGCGTCATCGGCTACCTCTGTGATCCGGTTGTTGCGCCCACGTCGCACATCGTCACGGCGGTTGCGGTCAACACGTAATCGATTCTCTGCCTCGGCAGCCCGTCGCCGTTTCCTCCCTTTCACGGCGGCGGGCTCTTTCCTCGGTGAACGATGAACCTCACGACCCTCGCAAAAGTCTCGGCTTACCTTGATGCGGGCTACGCCGAAAAAACGGCGTTGCTCAATGACATTATTGCGTCGGTGTCCGAGAAGGTTCGCGTCTACCTCGATCGCACGGTGACGACGGCGGCGACCGTCGAGACGTTCACCATCGAACCCGGCGCGCGGTTCGTGAAGCTCAAGGCGTGGCCGGTGTCGTCGATTGCCTACGTCGCAAACGACACTTCGCGCACGTTCAGTTCATCGACCTACATCGACAGCGACGACTACTATCTCGACATCGACGCGGGGACGATCGAATTCGATTTCGCATTGACCCCCGGGCGCGGCGCGCTGCGCGTCTCCTACACGGGCGGCATGGCCGCAACCGACGCCGCATTCGTCGCGGTCTATCCCGACATCGCGGGCGCGGTGACGATGCAAGTCGTTCACGAATTCCGCAGCCGTGACGCACTCGCGGCGATGTCATTCGCGGCGGCTGGCGTGTCGGCATCGACCAACGAATCCGTGGGCCTTCTCGCGGAAGTCAAGCGCGTTCTCGACCTTCATCGGAGGGTGTCACTTGCCTGACGCATTCCGTGTTGAGGTGGACGCGACGAAGTTCAGGCGAACGCTTGCGAGCACGCCCGACGCATTCCGCGCGGCGATGACGCAGGCGACGAGCGCGGCGGGGCTGCTGTTCCAGCGTCAATTCAAGATGAACCAACTGCGCGGGCGCCCCGGTGTCCTTCGACGCACGGGCAATCTGTCGCAAAAGATGTTCTCGACGACGACGGAGATCGACGGCGGGCGCGTGCTCGTTTCGGGATTCGGCGGCGTTCCCTACGCGAACATCCACGAACACGGTGGCACCGTGCGGCCGACGAAATCCAAGTGGCTTACGATCCCGGTTGGCCCCGCGCTGACCGCATCCGGCGTCGCCAAGGGCCCCGCGCGATCGTTCCCCGACCTCGTTCTTTTGATTCCCAAGGGCCTGAACCGTTCGCCCATGCTCGGCAAGTGGAAGGCCACTGGCGAGACGTTGACGAGTGACGCGGTGGCGCAACGACTCGCGACGCGCAACGTCTACCAGGGCGTCGCGTTCAACTTCCGCACGGGCAAAGCGCGGGCGTCGATCTTTGTGCCGTACTTCATCCTCAAGAAGTCGGTGAAGATCCCCGCGCGTCTCGGCTTCTTCCCGTCGTTCAAGACGTTCTTCGGCGAGACGGGGCAAGCGCACCAAATCATCCTCGAACGCGTGAACCGCGTCGTCTCGCGCATCAACCAATCAGGCGCGCAGGGCGCAGGGGGTGCGCAATGACCATCCCCATCGGCTGGCCCATCCAAACAAAAGCCACGTTCGAAATCATCAACACGTCGGGCAACGGCGGCCCGATCCATCGTCGCCAACGCTTCCCGTGGTCCGGCCCGTTCCGCGAATGGCGCATCCAATTCGGACCGGCGACATACGCCGAACTCGAAACCGACGTTCTGACGACGATTCGCAATGCCAAGGGCGGCGCGGCGCTATCGACGGGATACATCCCCGGCGTCGGATTCGTGCAGGGCTTCTTCGGCGACGACATCGAGTGGACGAATGCGAGCCCGACGGCGCATTACATCACGGTGACGTTCAGAGAGGAGGCCGCGAGTGCCGTCTGAACCAGTCCGCGAACTCGTGATGCAGGACATCAAAAGCGCGCTCGAATTGATCGTCGAGGGCGACACCTATTGGAACACTGTGAACACCGTCTCGCGCGAATTGAAGCCGCCGACGAGCACGACGGGCACGCACCTTTTCGTGTACTCCCCCGGCGATTCCGTGCTGCCCTACGACGGGCGCAGCACTTCGACGGGCGTGATCGACACGCAAATGCAGATCGACATCATCGCGTGGATGCCGCGCGAGATCGCGAGCGACACGGCATCGCAACGGCTTGTCGCCGACATCGAGACGGCCATTCTCGCCGATCGCACGCGCGGCGGAAACGCGATCAATACGCGCTTGCTCGGTCGCGAAGTCGTGACGGCCGATGCCAATGAACCGCTTTCACAAGTCACTGTCCGCTTCGTCGTTCGCTATCGGACGACCTTCGGCGACCCGGGGACACAACGATGAGCACGATTCGCACGGAACTTTCTCGCATCGCGGCAAAGGTTGAGACGACCGAGGGCACGGCAATTTCGCTTGCGGCGTCGGACGGCGACATCCTCGCCTCGAATGTGACGTGGACGTGGGGCGTTCCCGCTTACGAACGCAACGCGCGCACCGCGACGTTCTCGCAATTCGCGAGCGTGTCCGGTTCGCAGATGGCTACGCTTTCGTTCGATGTCGATATGTACGCCAACAGTTCGACGGCCCCTGGCTATGACGCGCTTTTCAAGGCGTGCTCGATCGTCGGCTCGGCGGTCTCGACGACCTACGTTTACGGCCTCGTGTCGGCGGCGGCAAGCATCCCGAGCCTCACGATCTCGGCTTACGTCGATGGCCGCTTGCGGCAAATGGTCGGCGCGCGTGGCACCGTGAAGATGGCCGCGACGACGGGCAACCCGTGGAAGCTCTCATTCAGCTTTCAAGGTGCGGCCGTCGCACCGACCGACACGACGCTTCTCGCCGACGCGACGTACACGGCAAACTCGAAAGTTCCGCCCGCGTTGCTCGGCGGATCGTTTTCGTGCGGTGGACTCTCGACGTCCGAAGCGCTTTTGCGCTCGATCGAATTCGACATCGGCAACGGCCTTACGATGCGAACCGACGCGAACGCGTCCACCGGCTACCGTTCCTGCGCGCTCACTGGCCGCAAGGTTACGGGGCAATTCGTAATCGAGATGCCGACCGTCACCGAGCACGACCTCTACTCGACGATGACCGCGAACACGCTTGCGGCGCTCGCCGTCTCGTCGGGCACGTCCACGGGCAAGATTTCATTCGCAGCGCCGAAGGTCCAATACACCGACGTTCAAGAATCGGACGACGGCGAACTATTGATTGCAACCGTCAAGTTCGCGTGCCGCATCAATAGCGGCAACGATGAACTGGCTATTACGCTTGGAGTGTAAAGGGAACCATGAACTACGTTGACCCCGCATATCGAAAGACCGTGATTATCGAAGGCGTGAAATTCACGCTTCGGCCGCTCAATGGAGCCGACCGCATTTGGATCGGATCGAGCGACCCGCGCGAAATGCTCGTCGAGGCGGCAAAGCGCGCGGTCGTCAAGATCGACGGCGCACCATTCGAGACGATGACCGTCGCCGATTTCAGCCCCGACGTGATTCGAGAGATCGCCGTCGAGGTTCAGGCGATGTCCAAGATCGGCGAGGACACCTCAAAAAACTCAGTGTCGGCGCGTGGATGCTCTTCGGAAAGCTCCCCGACGCCGACCGCGAACGCTTGCTCGACTTCGGAAGCGGAGGCCGTCACCGCGTAGTTCCGTCGCGCGCGTGGGCGCAAGTCGCCGTCTACATGCGTGCGTATTCGATGCTGCGACGACACGGCATCCTCCCCGTAGCGGGCGGATGGCTCGACCAAACGGCGGCTTTCATAGAGGCCGTGGAGATCATTGATGGCTGCCGGACCGAATGACATCGAAGCAAAATTCATCCTCAAGGATGAAGTGTCGGCGGTTGCGAAGACCATCGAAAAGAACGTCGCCGCGTCAACGAAGAACGTAGGCGACGCGACGAACAAAACGAAGTCCGTTTTCGACAAGTACAATTTCAGCATTAACGCCGCATCGCTCGCAATGAAGGTCTTTCACTCGTGGTTACAGCGGACCCCGGAAGCACAGCAAGCGCTTTCGGGCACGCTCGACTACACGATCGCCAAGGTGAACGAACTCGGCGCGAGCTTGCTTGAATACTTTGGGGCCGACGGCGAGACGAAGCGGAAGCTATCGCTTGGCGGTCTCGTCGTTGAAATGGATCGACTCCGCGCGACGAACGAAGCGCTCAACAAATCGTTCTCCCCCGATGGCCCGTCGGCCGATCAATTCGCGGCGATCATGCAAACGTTCCGAGGCGTCGAAGGCGAGGCCGACGCGCTCCGCGAAACCTATTGGCGACTGACAGCGCAAACGATCACGGCGAACGAAAAGCAAATCGAACTCGACGACGCCGCCGCGCGAATCTCGACGACGTTTGGAATTTCCGGCGACGCGGCAAAAGCGCTTGCGACAAAGATCGTCACGCTACGCGACACATGGAAGGCGGCAGCCGATCGCATTCGCGACAAACCGCTGATTGACCCGGAAGATTTCGTCAAGCAATCGAACGACGACGCAAAGAAAGCCGCCGATGACGCCGAAGAACTGGCGCGCATTGAGAATTTCGGCGACGGGTGGCGAGCCCAAACGAAGGAACTTGAAACGGAGTTCTTGAAGTGGGGCAACATCGCAAAGCGCACCGCAAAGGAAATGCATTCGACGTTTTCGAATGACCTATTCGCGGCACTCAAGGGCGAGCAAATCAGCTTTCTCGACTTCTCGACGCACATCCTCGATAACTTCTTGAAGCAAATCACCGACGCCGTTTCCGCGCAAGCGCTCGGCCTCGTCGGCGGATTGCTCGGTGGCGGATCGTCGTCGTTCGTGGGATCATCGTCGGGCATCCTCGGCCAAACGCTTACGGGTGGGTTCAATGCGGGCGCGTCGTCGAATGGCGACATCCCGCGATATGCGGACGGTGGTACGGTCTATCGGCCGACGCTCGCGATCGTGGGTGAAGGTGGCGAACCGGAAGACGTTGTGCCGCATTCAAGGCGCGCAGCCTACGCACGCGCGCACGGTGGCGGCGGCGAAACGCACATTCACAACTACTACCTGAGCGGCATCGACGGACCGTCAATCGCTCGCGTCTTTTCGTCGCCCGAGGCTCGCGCGCAAATGGAAGCGCATTCGGTGCGCGGCATGAATCGGCGCTCTGTGAGGAGTGCGATTCGCGACGCATGACCGTCATCATCCAAGACAGTTTCAACCGCACCGGCGCGAACCTCGGCAGCAATCCAAGCGGCCGATGGAACATCCCCGTGGGTGACTTCACGGTGAACGGCCAAGTCGCCGCGACCGATTCAACCGTCACCGCGTCAACGTCCCCGTGGGCGCACTTCTACGCGCCATCGGTCGGCACGAAGTACGGCGAATCGCGCATCCAGGCGATCCGTGGCACGACGCAGGTGAAGGCTATCGGCGTCGTCGCTCGCGCGTCCACGATCACGTCGGACCGTGCGCGGTATTGGTTCGGGTGGACCAACGAAAGCGGGACCGAGAAATTTGAGCTGCGGCTCTACTCGACGAACACGGCATACACCGTCGTCGGCACCGTGAACGCATCGACGCTTTCGATCACGGGCGATCTCGCGTGGCACACATACGCGATCCGCATCATCGCGTCGGGCTCGCTCATCAACATCACTTGCAAGTACGACACAACGACGTGCCTCGTGTTGAACAATCAAAGCGACCCGCTCGGCGTCGTCGTTCCCGCGTCGTATCAACCCGGGTTTCAACTCACGACATCCTCGACGTGGACGAGCGGCACCGATTACGCGCAGTTCGATCTCTCGCAATTCGACGACTTGGCGACGCCATCGATTGAATCCGCGCCGACGCTGACGAGTGAACCGGCATTGACGCCGATTTCCGTAACGGCAGAAGTCGATAGCCTGTTCACGGGCGCGACATTTCCGCCGCCCGACTTCGGCGAACAAATCACCGAACGCTTTTGGGTCAACCGCGCGCGAAGCGAAGCGGGCTACGAAACGACGTTTGCGAAATACACGACCGGGCGCAAAATGTGGCGCGTCCAATGGACAACGATCAGCCCGTCGGATCTCGGAATTCTGCAAACGTACAACCGAAGCGTTGCGACATCGACCGCACAAGCCGTGTTCAACTACGCCGCGCCCGACGGCATCACCTACACGACCTCTTTCGTCGAAGGGACGTTGAGCTTCGAACAACTCGCCCCCAACGTCTACAACGCATCCGCCGTATTCGAGGAGCTTTTCTAATGCCCTCCACCGAAACGGCAAATCTTCAAACCGCGCGACTCACGCTCAACTCGACCGAGACGTGGGCCGAGTGTTGGGAACTGCGCACGGGTTCATCGAACGGGTATTTCGTCACGAGCAACAATGAAGCCGTGACCTTCGCGGGCGTGACCTACTCGCCGTTCCCAATGACGCGCGCGGCGATCGAGAAAACGCAAGCGGGCGACATCACGGAAATCACCGTTGAGATTGCAAACGTCGATCGGGTCATGGGCGGTCTGACGGCATCCATGAACGGTTGCGTCGTCATTTTGCGCATCGTCAATACGGCGAATCTCGCGACCTCGACCGACTGCTACACGGAGCGATTCACCGTCCGCACAGTGGACATCAACGAAGCGTCGTGCGTGCTGCATCTCGGCGCGATCAATCCGTATTCGCTCGACGTGCCGAGCAATCGATTCCAACGCGGCCGGTGCCGTTGGTTGCCGCGATATGGCGGCGCTGAGTGTGGGTATGACACGACGCGATCGGGGGCGCTCTCGACGTGCGACGGCACATTGAACGGCGCGAACGGGTGCGTTGCTCACGGCACCGACGAAGTGAATGCGGGCAAGCCGAGGATTCATCCGCTGCGGTTTGGGGCGTGGCCTTCGATCCTCAAGGGGAGTTTCGCGTGACCACC